TCAATGGATAGAGTACTGCCCTCCGAAGGCAGGGGTTGCTGGTTCGATCCCAGCCGGGCGCGCCACTTGGGCCTGCGCATTGTTGCCGATGCCTGAGGCCACCACTCCCACAGTACCGACCACTGCCATCGTTGCGATGGACATCGCTGCGTGCGCCATGCTCGTTAGAAATTTGCGGCCGGTCTCACTGCGCTCGGCTTCGATCGCGGCGATCTGATAGCACAGTTCGCTCGGGTAGCCGAGTGTCAGCCCTACCTTGACCGTCGCGGCGGGCGTCATTCCCCCGCGTGCCTTCCATGTGCTCACGGTTGTTTGGTTCACGTCGAGCAATAGCTGAAGTGCCTTTTGGCCATGCGGCTTATTGGCATCAACAAATTCATTGAAGAAATCAATCGACGTTTTCATAGCGGGCACCATTTTTCCCTTTGACATCGCAAGTTGCGATGCGTAGAGTACGAGACATCGCAAGTTGCGATTTATCACAACCTGCGATGTAACTCTACACCATCCCGGCATCCGCGAGGACCGGCGACCAATCGATAGGAGCAGTGCCATGCAGAAGAACCGCGTTGTTGTCGACATCCACGCCATCACCGTCCGTGAGGGCACGTCCAAGAAGAACGGCCAGCCGTACCACATGGAGGAATGCGCGTGCATGACGACAACCGAGTACTTGAATCCGGAGGGTGTCGTGGTGAGCGAGACCATGCCGGGCATGGTGATGCTGCCGAAGCATCTGAACGGCAAGGTTCGTCCGGGCAAGTTCGAAGCGACGGTGGGCCTGGGTCAGTTCGAAGGCAAGTTGACGTTGCGCGTGGTGGACCTGACGCCTGTGGAAGCGGTGAAGGCTGCTGGTGCTGGCGGTGGTGGTGCCCAGGCTGCGAAGCCTGAAAAGGTGGCGGCTTAACGGTCGCGTAGAGAGCCCGGTCCGCCGGGCTTTTTCAGTTTACGGCGCCGGTACTGATAGGGGGATGACGATGTTCACCGAGAAGGAAACGATCGAGTTGCGCGGATCGACTTACATGCGGGTGACCTATAACGGTGTCGCCCTCTACCGCGTCCTCAAGCGCAACGCTCAGGGGACGCCCTTCTGGTCGACCCTCAACCCCGGTGTGCACCGTGCGTTGATCCGCGAGATTGAAACGGCGATGCAGTGCGCCGCCTAACCCGCCACTGACACTGAGGGGATGACGATGGAGCAGATGAGTCTGGATCTTGTTGGCGGTCTCTGCACCGCACCGCTCTGGTTTGCGCTGCCTCGTCGCCGTTCCATCAAGCGTGCCTCTTTCCCGTTCTGTCCATGGCAGCAACGCGCATTGCGGCTGCCTATCCGTCGCCTGATCCGCGCTGCCTCTCACTTCATCTGGACGCGCCCCGACGGCAAGCAGTTCGTTTGCCGCACCTTCCGGCAGTTGGTGGCCCGCGTGTACGACTACGACGGCCATCTTCTTCAGGGGCTGCTGCGGATGGTCAAACCATGTATCCGGAGGTCGTGATGTTGCTCCCCTTCCTCTCCTACATCGGCTGCCGCTGGGCTGCTCGTCGCCTCCATCGGAAGCGCTTCGCACGTAGGTACGTGGTGGCGGTGCGTGAGGCACGGTTTCGTCGGTTTCTCGATCGTTTGTTTCCGTACTGATTTTCTCGGCCTCGGGAGTTGAACGCCCCGGGGCTTTTCTCAACCTCCACTCAAAGGAGAACACCATGTTCAAGAGCATCAAGAGCAAGGCGGCTGCTGTTGCCGCAGGTACGCTGGCCCTGGCTGGTTCGGCGATGGCTACCGTCCCGACCGACGTGTCGGACGCGATGACGGCTTCGAAGACCGATACCGCCACGCTGGCCGGCCTTGCGCTGATCATCGTGATCGGTATCGCCACCTTCAAGTACATGCGTCGGAGCGTGTGATGGCGGCTGACGGCGCGCTGGTGGGCGGTAAGTGCTTCGTTACTGCTGACGAAGCTACGGACGCGTACTACAGCGCCGTCGCCCCGGCGCAGACACCCGGGGCAGTCACCTACCTGTCTGAGTTTGTTAAGGGCTCTGGCGGGTGGGTGCTGCGGCGGTATCAGGTGGGCAGCGACGGTAGCGTCGGCACGTTGAGCGATGCGCAGTTGCCCGCCATTTCGTTTCCTAGCTGTGATCCTCGCGCGGCGTTCTTCGATGGCATGACGATGGGCTGGGGCGTGGTAGCTGCGATGGCTGCTGCGTGGGCCGTGGTTGCGATGAGAAAGGGGCTGTGATGATTGCGACTGACTTCTGGCTTTGGGCTGGATTCCTACTGCCGGTACTCCCGGCAGTTGTCATTTTTAGGGGCTGTGATGCGAGCAATCGTGTTGCTGCTCTGCTTGTTGGCGTCGTCAGCGTGGGCGTCAACCATTCCGTTGATTCCGCCGCCGAACATCGTGTTGACGGGCAGCGGTTACGTGACTACTGGTGCGGTTACGCTCTCTGAAGTTGCGACTGCTACAGAGATGCGCGCCGCGGTGGGTGCGGGCACTGCGACCATTGCGGCAACGATGTCGTTGGGTGAAGGTGCTGCAGCCGTTGCGCTTGCTGCGCTTCGTGCAACTCCTGCGATTGCGACAGCAACATCGTTGGCGTACTTGGCGCAGATCGGCATCCAGAAGTGTTTGGATGGTACGTGGTGCACATCGAAGCGGTCACCGGCTGCTGGCGACACGGGGTTCAATGGCTGGGGCTGGAGCTACGGCTACAACACGTCCGCCACCGGCGGCAATATCGCGTATGGCGTTGCTGCTTCTCCTGGTGGCGCATGCTCTGCGATGTTGGCGGCAGACGCGTATTTGGCTGGGCAGAAGGCTAAGTTCGCGGGTATGAGGGCTACCGGTAATGGGACGAGCTATGAGTGCCATTACACCAACGATGGCGGCGACAATTTCTATGCGGGTACGAGTCAGGCGTCCAGCTGCGTTGATGGTTATGTCGTGAGCGGCTCGGCATGTGTGCCCGACCCTGCTGGTCCGACGGTGGGTGCAAGTGATGCGGATTGGAACAAAGGTTTGACGTATCCGCTGCCCGCTGGTGTTGCTAGCGATATGGCTGCAGCGAAGGTGCCGATTCCGGTGAAGCTCACGCCGTCCACCACTCCAGTCAACGTCAATCTGAGCGACCCGTACGTTGATCCCGTTACAGGTAAGCGTTACCGCGATGTTGCTACGGTCACGCCAAATTCCGATGGCAAGACGGCCACATTGACGACTGGTAAGCAGGAGGTGGATGCGAACGGCAATCCGGTGACTGATCCTGCGACTGGTGGTGTGCAGGCTCCGGAGAAACAGGACGATCCGTGCTCGGGTCATGAAACGCGCATGGGGTGCGTAGAGCAAGGCGAGGTTCCGGACGGGCCTGATTTGAAGGAACAGAAGATCAATGTGTCGATCACGCGCGATGGCGGGTGGGGCTCTGATACTGCGTCGTGTCCTGCTGATCTGACTGCGACGGTGCACGGTCTACCGATCGCGTTGTCGTTCAAGCCGGTCTGCGATGGCGCAGACATGTTTCGTCCGGTCATCATCGCGTGCGCGTGGCTGGGTGCCGCGCTGATCGTGATTGGTGTTGGTCGCAAAGGGGAAGAGTGATGCCACTTGCAGCGTTTTTGATGGCTCTGATCGGGCCGCTCGCACGTCAGTTGCTGGTCTCTATCGGCATCGGTCTGATTACCTTCGTGGGCCTTGATGCTGCGGTCGGTGCGGCGTTGAGCGCGGCGAAGAGTAGTTTGTCCGGCATGCCTGCTGTAGCCGCGGCAATCCTCGCGCGTGGTGGCGTCTTTACCGCGCTGTCGATCATTGCGGGCGGCATCACTGCGCGCATCTCGTTGATGACGCTCAAGCGCATGGGGAGGCTGGCATGAGCGCAACACAGCCGATCACGTTGATCACTGCGACGCCCGGTGGTGGCAAGACCGCGTTGGCGGTCCAGTTGATGAAGGATGCGGTCGAGAAAGGGCGGCCTCTGTTTGTTCAGGGCATACCTGAATTGAAGCTGCCGTATATTCCGACCCCGCCGGTCAAAGAGTGGACCGAAATGCGTGTTGATCCGGAGGACCCGGACGAACGCGAATTGCCGTATTTCACTTTCCCGCCGAACTCGTTGATCGTGCTGGATGAAGCGCAACGCATCTTCCGCGTGCGCTCTACTGGGGCGGTGGTCCCCGCGCACGTTGCAGCGTTCGAAACGGTGCGTCACACCGGTGTGACGTTCCTGTTGATGACGCAGAACCCGACGTTTCTTGATACCCATATTCGTAAGCTCGTCGGTCAGCATATTCACCTTCGCGATGCGGGTCTGCTTGGTCGGTGGTACTACGAATGGCCGGAGTGTGCGAACCCGGAGACGTTCCATACCGCGCCGATCAAAAAGAAGTGGTCGCTGCCGAAGTCGAGCTTCGGGCTTTACAAGTCGTCCAGTCTGCATATCAAGCGCCGTTACACCATTCCGCCTGTGCTAATGCTGTTCATCGCATGCGTGCTGATTGCGGCGTTTCTCGCCTATCGCGTCTACTACCGTACGGGCGAGCTAACGTCAGGCGGCAAGACTTCGGCGCCAGCTGCAAAGGGTGAGGCGTCGGGTGCTGGTCCAGCATCTGCGCCGATGGCGATCGCGAAAGCCGGTCCGTCTCCTGCGTCGAACGATGCAGCGGAGATCCTTGCCTCGTTCGTGCCAGTGGTGGCGGGTCATCCAGAGACAGCTCCCGCCTACGCCGCGTTGCGCCAGGTCAAGGCAATGCCCGTGGTCATCGGCGGTGCCTGTTCACCGGCAAAGTGCACGTGCTATACGGCCCAGGGCACGGACGCAGGTCTTGACGATATGCAGTGCCGCGAGTGGGTGCGTAAGCCTCCGTTTGATCCGTACCGCGACGTACAGGCCGTGCAAGCGCCGATGTTGCCTGCGGATGGGTCGAAGGCAGTCCCGCAGGCAAAAGACGCTCCAAAGCCCGTTTCGGACGTCTAGCGTCGGGAGTGTCCGCGCCTTGGACGAAGGGCAAAGGGGGCCCCGCTTGCGGGGACATAGGAGGGTATGTAGAGGCGTAGGCGGTGGTCGCCCGGAGGGCGTCTCGCGGGACCGAGCAGCGGGTATCACCACAAAGGCGTCCACCCTGCGCCACAAGCAAACACCCCCTCCTTTGCAAGCCAGTCCTGCTGCATTGGATGGACCGTTGAGGCGCTTTCTAAGCGTGGCCTGAGTGGGGAGATGGGGAGCGATTCGCGCGACCCGGAGGGCGGGGAGCGGAGCGACCGCACCCGGGGCGCGCGAAGCGCGCCCCTAGACTTGAATCACTAACACTTTAGAACCGAGCCAATAAACGCAAGGCTCTGCGGGTAGTGGACCAACACTGAAGGTCCAAAAGAAAACCCCGGCAAGGCGGCAACCTTCCGGGGCGTGACACCGATGGAATCCCTTTACATCATCGATGCAGAAAACCATTATAGCAAGAAACTATGACGATCGTCAGTTCCATTTAAGCGCTGAAACACTGCGCCAAATGGGAGCCTGCGATCTACATCACCCGGCACTGGTCTACGCGGAACGCAAGGCAGAGTTGCTGCGCGCAGAGGGCTTTGGCGAAGAGTCTGTTCGCGACGACATCATCGTCCGCGTTCGGCGCTGGCCGGATGGTCAACGTGAGGTGGTTGGCTATCCCGTTCGCCGTCACCATCAGAACCCCTTTGAAGGCAAGTTCGATATCTCGGTCCCGATGGCCAAAGCCAAGCGCGGTGAGTCGGAGGATCGGGAAAAGTCGATGGCATCAGCCATGCAGCGGGCTCGGCGCAAGGTCCGCGAGTTGGCGAAAACCGCCCGCCTCGATCACCTTTTGACGCTGACGTATCGGGGCATGATGATCGATCGCCAGCGCGCTGCGCGAGACTGGAAGGCCTTCGTGCGTCGCGTTCGCAAGGATTCGCGGCTGGTGCGTGAAGGCGAGGCGTTTCACTTCGTCGCTGTGATCGAGCCTCATAAGAGCGGCGGCATCCATATCCACGTGGGTGTGCGGGGCTGGCGCGACGCCATTGCCTTGCGCGATGCATGGCATGCAGTCGTCGGCAAGGGTGAGGGCAATGTCGATATTCAAGGGCCGAAGAGCAAGGGCCGTAGGCGCATCGTAGGCGTGCATCGCGTCGCTGCGTACCTGAGCAAGTACATCACCAAGGGAACGCACCACAAGCTCAATGAGCGTCGCTACTGGTCATCCAAGGGCATTGAGATACCGGAGCGCGAGACGATCGGCCAGTTTCGGGCAGAGAACGACGATGCATCGTTCCGCGCAGGCATGGATGCGACGATGCGTTACCTCGTCGAGAGCGGTGCCAATTGGCAGGGCATGAGCACCTACGTCTCACACGGACGCAAGTGCTTTTGGTTTTCGCTGGCGGAAGACGGGTTCGAAGTTGATCCTGATACGGATGACGACGATGACCCTGTACTGCACTAGCGGATTAGTCTGACGATTGCGGATACTGCGATGATGGCGACTGCGCTCAGCATGACTGCGATTAGCCAATGCACGGATGCTTTTCGGGGCGGTGGCTGTAGATCATCGGGACAGATGGGGATTTGAGCGAGTGGCGTTTCTTTTGCGCTCGTTTGCCCGGTTGATTTTTTCCTACCGCTTTGCGCTAGGCGTTTGCGTACCTCTTCCTGGTACCACTCGCGATCTTGGATGCTCATCGTTCAAGTCCGGTCAGGATGCTCCGTTAATTGCAGCGGTAAACTACACGAAAATAGAAAGATCGCTGGCGGGGAGTATGACGTTCGAGGATGTAATTGGCATGTACATGTCCTCTGTTTCGCATCGCAGCGGGCAGCGCGACCGTTATTCTTTGCAGCGTTTGCAGCCTCACTTTGGCGGCATGCGCATTGCTGATTTGAAACGGGCGGATGTCCGCGCGTACGTGACGCTGCGCATGGTGGACGGTGTGAAACCATCTACGGTCAATCGTGAACTCAAGCTGCTGTCGGCAGCGATTAACTATGTGCGTTTGGAGCATGACCGGCCGGATTTGGCTAATCCTGCTGAGCGTCTTGGTATTGGCGACGGCGAGGGGCGTGTTCGTTGGATTACAGACGTCGAGGCGTCGGCGTTGTGTGAGGCGGCAGGGCGCCATGCTCGTCGGCCCCACTTGGCGATCTTTATCCGGCTCGCGATTAACACGGGATGCAGGAAGTCGGAGTTGATCAAGCTGGAATGGTCGCGTGTGAGCCTGGACCGTCGGTTGTTGATGCTCGGCGCACAGCATACAAAGTCGGGGCGTCGGCGCACTGTGCCGCTTAACGATGCAGCATTGGAAGCGTTACGCGAGTTGCAGGCTTGGAGAAACAGGCATGCGCCGGGCAATCCGTGGGTCTTCGCGACGAAGGCTGGGAAGCGGATTACGACTTTTCAGAAGGGATTTGCTGCGGCTTGCCGGAGGGCGGGGATTGTGGATTTTCGTATCCACGATATGCGGCATACCTGTGCTAGTTGGCTGGTTATGGCAGGTACGCCGTTGGAGGTGGTCAGAGACCTGCTAGGGCATTCTTCGGTGACTGTGACAGAACGATACGCACACCTTGCGCCAGAACAGTTGCGCGGCGCAGTGCAGCGGCTATTGCCCTTTTGA